GATTTAGAATATGAAAATGTTATGATGGCCCAATATAAAGGTAGAGCGGGACAAACTGTTGGAGCAGGATTCGGTGGTAAATCTCATCTTGGTGTAAGAACAACTACTCCCGTTAAAAAGTTGGGATGTTCTGTTTTAAAAAGTTTAATAGAAGAAGATAAAATGTTGGTAGAAGATATGGATATTGTGAATGAACTTACAACATTTGTTGCCAAAAGAAATTCCTTTGAGGCTGATGATGGTCATACGGATGACCTTGTAATGAGTTTAGTTTTATTTTCTTGGTTGACCAGACAAACATATTTTAAAGATTTAACAAACACTGATGTTAGAATTGGAATTTATGAAGAAGAAATTGAAGGGTTAGAAGAAAATATTGCTCCGTTTGGATTTATCCCCGCGGAAGAAGAAGCAAGCGAATGGGATGGTAACGACAGATGGTTTGACATAGAAGTGCCCTATTAATTGAAATGTTCAGTTTATATACATAAATCAGTATATTAATTAAACATACATAAGATACAAACGGAGTATAAAAAATGGCTAGACCTAATGTTAGTGTATATATTGATGACCAAAGTTTCGTTATACCTAATTCACTTTTTGGAACAACAAGAGGTGGCATGGTTAGCAATCAAAGTTTGGTGGACTATCTTGGAACAACCGCGGAAAGAAAAAGTGGTGTGATGGAAGTTTCGAGTGTGGGTAATTGGGTTAATAGATTAACCGTTACAGACCCAATAGGGGGGTCAGATAATCCAGATGGAGTAAATCATGTAGGTAACAGTGGTGTACATGCTACCGCTGGAACGACTGGTGCCGCTAGATGGCCCCTAGGACCAACTGGTTCATGGAGAGGGGAATGGTGGTGTGTTCATAACTTCCTTCAATACGGTGGTGTAGCAGTAATTGGTGGTGTTGGTAGTGAACAGCATACAACAAGTGGTAAAGAAACATTAAAAGACACATCAATTCCGTTAGATGTTGTTTTTGCGGGTGCAGTTATTGATGGGGCCGTAGCATCAAATGATTACTTTAATGCAAATACAACAAATATCAATGAAGTTGATGAAGTTGTACTTGCAAGACTCGATTGTGTTGGAGTAGTCCCACACAGTGCAGCAGGTCATACTGCCGCACCAGCAAATCCAGTAGGTGCAATTCCTTGTAATCCTTCAGAACATCTTGTTTGTGTTTGGGGTGATAAAAAGCACCTTGGAATTCAACGAACAAGTGAAATTCTCAACCAAAGTTCATTATTGACCACTCATCTTGCACCAGATGTTGCAGGGTGTATGGTAAGAACAGATGCAAATGCAGACCCTTGGATTAGTCCAGCAGGATTTAAGCGAGGAGACATTATGGATGTCATTAGACTTGCACACAACCCAACAGAACAAGAACAAGATAGACTATATGATGCAAAAATAAATCCAGTAGTAACCTTCCCCGCAGAGGGGACAGTTCTATGGGGTGATAAAACTTGTGCTGTAGAAACAAGCACACTAAGTAGAATCAATGTTTCTAGATTGTTCGTATATCTCAAAAAGGTCATTGGTTCAGCCGCAAGAAACTATTTGTTTGAAATGAATGACTCCCAATCAAGAAACAGTTTCGTAAATGCTGTAGAACCATTATTGACCAGAATTAAAAATAGACGAGGAATCTACGATTTCAAGGTAATTTGTGATGAAACAAATAACCCCGGTGCAGTCGTAGATGCTAATCAATTTGTAGCAGATGTACTTATAAAACCTGCTAAGAGCATTAATTTTGTAAAAATCACATTTACTAACAAAAATACAGCGGATGTAATTTAATTAAAGGAATAGAGTAAAATGCCACGAGCCCAAGTAAGAGTTTTAATACAAGATGATAGTTTTGTCATGCCTGGTACAGAGTCGGGTGGGACATCCGTTTGCGGTATGGTTTCTAGTCGAACAAATAACCTAGTAAAAGCACTAGGAAATACTCTCGAGCGGTCTTTGGGATATATGACCATTGACAGTTCTCGTGATTGGATGGATAGACTAACTTCAAACGAACCAACAGGATATGATTCTGGTTGGGCCGGTTCATTGGTTTTGTCCGATGTGGGTACAGGGGTTTCAGCAGATGCGTGGAGTACGCCTGGGAACTTCAGTCATTCTACTTCAGGACGAAACCCACAAGCCGCAACAGGTGATTCTTTATACACTCAACCATTTTTCCATCTCTTTGATGGTACGACAGGTGGACACTACAATGCAGGTAGTGCATATTACGGACTAAGTGCTGAATACTCAGGAGGCACGGCATTAAATACTTATTATTGGGGTGGTTCTGCTGGCACTGGTGATGAAGGATTAGTTATCTGTCAACAATATGGTACTTGTGCAACTGGTGGTAATATCTTTGCGGGTGGTAACACATACGGTAGATGGCCAATCGGTCCTACAGGAGATTGGGCAGGTGATTGGTGGACTGTAAACAACTACCTAGCATACGGTGGTGTCGCAGTAATTGCTACATCAGAATCAACACTACAAAAATCTGAAATTGCACTCGACTTTGTTATTCCCGGTGCCGCAACCGCGGGTAGAAATGTTGGTGGTAGTGGATTGGGTAAAAGTAATTGGCCCACTACAACCGAAACTACAAATGCAGTCAATGTTGCAACAAACAGACAAGACTGTATTGCAGTAATTCCTAACGGTGGAACAGCCGCAATATCTTCTTCACCATCAAGACCATCAGGTTCACAAGCATCGAAATATGTGGTTGAAGTGTATGGTGCAAAGATACATGGTGGTATAGACAATAATACAAATGCAAACGATGCCGCAAGTGGTAGAGTTTCTACTCATTGCGCGCCAGATGTTGCAGGAATTATGGCAAGAACTGATAGAATTTCTGACCCTTGGATTAGTCCAGCAGGATTTAGACGAGGTGGTGTCATGGGTGTAGACAAGATGGAATATGTTCCAAGCACTGTAGAACAAGATAGATTGTACGATGGTCGTGTAAACTTTATTACAACATTCCCGAATGAAGGAACGGTTCTTTGGGGTGATAAGACAACAGAATCAGGTACAAGCACTTTCAGCAGAATCAATGTTTCTAGATTGTTTATACATCTCAAGAAAATAGTTGGTCCTGCCGCTAGAAGTTTATTGTTTGAAATGAATGATTCTCAAACAAGAAACAGTTTCATAAATGCTATAGAACCATTCCTAACACGAATTAAGTATAGAAACGGAATTTATGACTTCAAAGTAATTTGTGATGAAACAAATAACCCTGGTTCAGTCGTAGATGCTAATCAATTTGTAGCGGATGTTTTTGTGAAACCTGCTAAGAGTATTAATTATGTTCAAATAACATTTACTAATAAAAATACAGCAGATGAGTTTTAAATAGTATACATAAAGTAGAGAAACTTTAAAGGAGAAGCCAAAATGGCAATAACATCTAGTATAGCAAATTTTAGAAGTAACTTTCAAGGTGGTACACGACCAAATAGATTCCTTGTTACAGGTGGTATTGGTTCAACTGCAATTGGTGATTCTGGGTTTTTAATCAAAGCAACAACATTACCAGCATCAACCAACGGAGTTATTCCTGTACCCTATCGTGGTAGAGTTCTTAAAATTCCTGGAGATAGAATGTTTGCTGAATGGGCAATTACCATAATTGACGATGCTGACGAGTCTACAGACTTGAGAGGTCTATTTACAACATGGTCAAACGATGTTAATGCTCATGTTGCAAATACAACTTCAGACCCTAACATGACAGAAACAATGACTTTGTGGCATGTATCCATGTTAAGTCAGAAAGACGATTCGCCAATCAGAACAATAAACCTCCACAATTGTTGGCCTATTGAAGTCGCTGGTGTGGATTTATCATACGATACAGCGGATAGCATCACTGAATTTTCAGTAAATCTAGCATATGATTTCTGGACAGAAGACAGTGCAACCGACTCTTTATAAAAATAAATTGGAGGGTTAATATTCTATGGCCGCAGTAGTAGACTCAAATATAGCGAATTTTAGAAGTAACTTTCAAGGTGGTACACGACCAAATAGATTTCTTGTTGAAGGTAAAATAGGTGGACAGGGCGGCAATGGACTGGAGGATTTTGACCTCGCGCCCTATATTTTTTTAATCAAAGCAACATCATTACCTGCATCAACTATTGGAATTATTCCTGTACCTTATCGTGGTAGAGTTCTTAAAATTCCTGGAGATAGAATGTTTGCTGAATGGGCAATTACCATAATTGACGATGCTGACACATCGATTCAAGGTGGAGGTAAAGATGTTGTTGCTGTGGAGAACTTACGAAGTAAATTTACAAAATGGTCAAACTCAATAAATGGCCATGTTACAAATATAACTTCTGACCCCAATATGTCCAGTCTAGCAAAACAATGGACAGTATCCATGTTAAGTCAGAAGGGAAAAGGTGCGGGAACGCCTGACGAAAAAATCAGAACAATTAAATTACACAATTGCTGGCCCATTGAAATTGCGGCTGTAGATTTGTCGTATGATACCGCGGATACCATAACTGAATTTACTGTTAATTTAGCATATGATTTCTGGACTGAAGAAGGTAAAACTACATAAATAGAGTGAAGGAGAAAATATATTATGCCACTAGACTTGTTCGGATTTAGAATAGAAAAAAAACCAGATGAAATGACCGACAAAAAATCGGTCAAGTCGTTTGTTGCACCTGATAATTATGATGGTGCTTTTACAGTTGAAGCAGGTGGAATTTTAGGGACACACATTGATTTCGCAGGTTCAATGCGAGATGAGAATACCCTTATTAATAGATACCGTTCCATGGCAATGTATCCAGAAGTAGATAATGCTGTAGAGGATATTGTTAATGATTCGATAATATTAGGAACGGATAAAAAACCAGTATATATTGAATTAGAAAATGTAGAACTATCCGAAAATATTAAAAATAAAATAGAATTAGAATATAATAATGTTATAAAATTACTTAATTTTAAAAATAAAGCATATGACATATACCGAAGATGGTATATTGATAGTAAATTATTTTATCATATTGTGATTGATAATGAAAAACCCCATCGTGGAATACAAGAACTCCGCCCAATTGACCCAGTAAAGATTAAGAAAATTAAAAAAATAGAAAAGGGTAATGAAAGACAAGGGAATGCTCAAATTCCAGTGGTCAAAAAAGTAGAAGAATTTTATATATATACAAATATAGATAAAAATTCAGCATATCAAACTACATCGAGTGGTCTTAAAATTCAAAAAGATTCAATTCTTTATACACACTCTGGTGTTATAGACTCTGCAACTAAACGAGTAGTTGGATATTTACAAAAAGCAATTCGTCCAATTAATATGCTTCGTCAAATTGAAGATGCAGTGGTCATTTACCGTATATCTCGTGCGCCAGAAAGAAGACTCTTTTATATTGATGTTGGTAATTTACCAAAACAAAAAGCAGAACAATATATCAAGAGTTTGATGAACAGATATAGAAATAAAATGGTATATGATGCTAACACTGGAGAAATGAGAGACGATAGAAACCACCTTCATATGTTAGAAGATTATTGGCTACCACGAAGAGAAGGTGGACGAGGAACTGAGATTTCTACCCTTGATGGTGGACAAAATCTTGGTGAAATGGAAGATGTTGAATATCTTCTAAAGAAAGTTTATCGTTCTTTAAATGTTCCTGTCAGTAGAATGGAAGCAGACAATGGATTCAATATGGGTCGTTCTGCTGAGATTACGAGAGATGAAGTCAAATTTTATAAATTTATTGAACGATTAAGAACTAGATTTAGTGATTTATTTCTTCAACTTCTTAAAACCCAATTATTTTTAAAGGGAATTATAACCGAAGAAGATTGGAAACAAGTATATCAAGACATTTCATTTAAATGGCATGAAGATTCATATTTTTCTGAATTAAAGCAAACAGAAATCATGAAAGAACGATTAGATTTGTTAAGTACGGTAGATGAATATATAGGTAGATATTATTCGACAAGTTGGGTAAGGAAAAATATACTTAACCAAACTGAAGAAGAAATTAAAATGATTGATTCTCAAATTTCAGAGGAAAAATCAGCCGAAGAAAATATGGGTATGGAACAAGAACAAGAACAAGAAATGGAAGAATATTAATGGAAACTACACAAGATATGTTAAAAGCACTTTTGGACGATAATATCAATATATTTCGTTCATCGTTTGATGATTCTATAAAAAATATGGTTGATGATAAATTACAGGATAAACAAATCGAAATCTCACAGGATATTTTAGGCGATATTGATATCAATAATGATACAAATGAATCAGTTGTTGTTGAAGGGTATGGTCGTGTTGGACTTGATGAATACAGATTTGAGAACAATATAGATGCAAGAGGTTTGGTACAGTCAGCATTAAAAGCTGGAATTCCAAAAAAGAGTTTAACGGTTAAAGAAAATTCTGTTCATGTTAAAGACCTAGCAGATTCAGATATGGAAGAATTGTTGTACTTTATTGCAAAGGATATGGGCGCCATAATGAATGAA